ACCAACTGAGCTATGGCACCTTTTTCGTTTGCGGGTGCAAAGATAAAGAGTTTTTTTTATACCGCAAGGCTTTTTGAGGAAAAATATCTAAAAAAGGTGCCTCTTGCTCTATGGAGCGAGGCACCTTACTTCTAAAAATCATTTGCTATCGAAGACATCAGTCGATATTCGGATTGATGCTATGCCAGTCTTTGATGGCAGGCAGTACACCCATTTCTATCACCTCGTCACGAAGTGTGCAGAGATGGGCATAGCTTTCTTTCAGTTTGGCTTCTTCTTCGGGCGTGCCGTTCAGTTCCTTATAGTGTACACCGTCTTTGGTAATTTCAGTTTCCATTGCCATCATGATGTGGTCGAAGCCGTGGCTGTGTACATATGTACCGGCAGGCCAGCGGAACGGTTTGCCACCCATCGCTGCAGCTATCATTTCGATAGAGACGTATGCCGGACTCTGGAAGGAAGAACGTCCACGGAGGGCGATGATGTTGGCACCGCCTTTGGTTACCTTAGTCTGGATTTCGACCCACTGTTCTTTAGTCAGGGCAGGGGTACCGATGATATCAAGTAACGGTTTACCGTCCACCTTGGCGGTAGAGGCATATACAGCCATCTGTTCACCATGACCGCCGTAGGTACGGCAATTTTCGATTTTGTCGGGGGTGATGCCGAAGTGCTTGGAAAGTTCACTGCGCAGGCGGGTGCTGTCGAGGGCAGCCAGTGTGGTCACTTGTGAAGGTTTCAGGCCGGAATACAATAGGGTAATCAGACCGGTGATGTCGGCAGGGTTGAAAATGACAACCACGTGCTTCACATCCGGACAGTAGGCTTTTACATTCTTGCCGAATTCTTCGGCAATAGCGGCATTGCCTTTCAAAAGGTCTTCGCGGGTCATGCCGGCCTTGCGGGCGGCACCGCCTGATGATACCACATACTTGGCACCGGTCAGCGCTTCTTTGATATCGGAGGTAAATGTGATGTTCATTCCTTCGAATCCGCAGTGGAACAGCTCTTCGGCCACCCCTTCCAGTCCGGGAGCATAAGGGTCGTACAGACATAGGTTGGGAGTGAGATGCATCATGATTGCAGTCTGTGCCA